CACCAGCGCAAACACAATTTGGCCAAACCACACTAGTACCTAAAATTGATATTTTAATAGATGCCTTTAGTGGTGTATTTAGTGCTAATGAAAAGTCAACAGAGGCAACAACACCAAGCTCATATTCTGGTTTAGCTAATGGTATAATAAAGTATTGGAGTCCAGGAGGTGTTATACTTAATCCATTTCCCGCAGCCCCACCTACGATAGCACCAGTAGTAGCAGGATTCTTTATTCCAAATATACAATTTAATGATATTATGGATCAAGTAATGGCTGACAGTACTATTCCTATAAACGAAAATACATTGCGAAATGCAATTACCAATGGACCGGTTGTTGGTGACCCTATAGTTGCAATACCTAGTCCTATAGTATTATTTCCAGGAGCGCCGCAACAATTAGAAGCAGAATTAATGCTAGCATTTACCCCAGGTAACACGCATGAACAATCAGCTCAATTATTAGCTCAGGCATTTCGTAATCATTTATCAACACTGTTTGGAATCTATATAGGATTCATGCCACCAGGTAGTACATTGCCAATAAATATTGTTACCTGGTCAGGAATCACCTAAACTACACAATACATATATTTATAAAAAAGGAAGACTCATGGATAGTAAATCATTTGTTAAAGTTATGCGAAAACTAATTAGTGAAGAGGTACGTAAAGCTGTTAGAGCTGAAATGCGTATTCTTCTTAAGGAACAAAAAACAGATCATAGAAAAAGTATGAAACACGGTATGGATATGTATCAAGAAACACGGACTCCGAAACCAGCACCTAGAAAAAAAGAAAAATCTTTTACTAAGGATTCAATTCTAAATGATTTGTTAAACGAAACGGCAATGACGATGAATCCTAAAGAATTATACGGCGATGGTCCAATGGTATCACGGGATACATTATCTTTTGGTAGCAACGATGCTCAAGGATTTGGTATGATGCGGCAAGGATATGCACCCCAACCTGTAACTGATATTAATAACAATCCAGTTGATACTTCAAATGAAAAAGTAGCAGCAGTTGTTGATAATATTACAAAAGATTACTCAGCATTGATGTCGGCGATAAATAAAAAGAAAGGTATGTGATAAGTGGCACGAGAAACATTTAGATATCAACCTTTAGATCTAGACCCTGATGTAGGTATTGGAGTTGCATTGCCATTTAATAATGCAGCCGGTGGCCGAACTGCTACCCAAACATACAATACTAATACCGGTGGAGGCTCTGTATTTTCTACGACATATACAACAGAGGATCAAGCGATATCTAATTTGAAAAATTTGCTACTAACTCGCCGCGGTGAGAGATTGATGCTACCAACCTTCGGTAGTCCAGTGCCAGATTATGTATTTGGAAATATTACAGCTGGCGGTGGTATTGCAATAACACCTGATGAAGTTTCTGATATCGAGGGAGATTTAACAGAAGTAATTAATTTCTGGCTACCTTATATTATATTAAATGAAGTTACGGCAGAGGTATATCCAGACGAGAATACAGTACGCATAAGTATAGTATTCCGAGTAACCGAAAATGGTGCTAATAGAAGAATAGTATTATTTCAGTCTGATACAGCGGCTGATATTATAGAGGAATAAAAATGCCGGAATATGTAGAAAAGGACATAAAGTATTTAAATAAGGATTTTGGTCAATTCAGAGCCAACCTAATAAACTTTACTAAAAACTATTTTCCTAATACCTATAATGATTTTAATGAATCATCGCCAGGTATGATGTTTTTGGAAATGGCTTCTTATGTAGGGGATGTTCTTTCATATTATACTGATTATTCTTTAAAAGAAACATTACTACCATATGCTCAGGAAACTGAAAATATGTTACGGTTATCACAATTCTATGGTGTACAAACACGTAATGTAGCATCATCCGTAGCTAAATTAGACGTATTCCAAACGGTACCGGCCATTGGTACAGGTACATCTGCCAGACCAGATTTTCGGTATGCATTGGAAATTGATGAGAATATGATTGTGAGCACTAACAATGCTACTAAATTCCGTACATTAGATGTAGTGGATTTTCATCAGTCTGGTAGCAATTCTGGATTAGATATTTCAGTTTATAGTATCGATGGATCAGGTAATGTTGATTTCTATCTACTTAAAAAACAAGTTGATGTTATTTCCGGAGAACAGAAAACGGTAACTTTTACGTTTGGCGATCCTAAGATATATGACAAAATTGTTTTACCTGATAATAATATTATAGAAATCGTAAGCATGACAGATGATTCCGGTAACCGTTGGAGAGAAGTACCTTTCTTAGGACAGGATACCATATTTGAAAGTATACGTAATATATCATATAACGATCCGGAATTATCTGCTAATAGATCAACAGCACCTTATATACTTAAATTAACGCGCACGCCATATCGGTTTGTTAGCCGATTAAGAGATGATGGTAGAGTTGAAATACAATTCGGAGCTGGTATTAGTAGTGGTATAAATGAGGCTATTATACCTAATCCTACGAACGTAGGTTTAGCTTTACCAGTTATATCACGTACTACCGATACCGCCTTAGACCCCTCCAATTTCTTGTATACCGATACATATGGGCTAGCTCCTAACAATACTACAATAACAATTACATATACAGTGGGCAAAGGTATAAATGATAACGTAGGAGCAAATGAAATTACCACTGTAGATTCAGTTACGTATTTAACAACCGTTGATGAAGTAGATGCCACATTATTACAAAATGCTAAAGATAGCGTTGCAATAAACAATCCTACACCAGCGACGGGTGGTTCTAATTTACCACCGGTAGAAACATTGCGCCAAAATATTATAGGCAATTTTGCATCTCAGTACAGAGCTGTTACTAAAGAAGATTACATAATGCGTGTTTATGCAATGCCTGCCAAATTTGGTAGTATAGAAAAAGCATATATCGCACCGGATAGCCAATTGGATACTGCGGATAGAGAATATCCTCGTGATGTAATTGCTAACCAATTGGGTCTAGATATGTATTTATTAGGATTTGATGCTAATAAAAATTTAGTACCGGTTAATAATGTTGTAAAAGAAAATTTACGAACTTATTTATCTAATTACAGAATATTAACAGATGCATTAAGTATTAAAGATGCATTTATTATTAATATCCAAATTGAATTTGAAATTATAACAAGACCTGATTATAATTCAAACGAAGTGCTATTACGATGCTTATCAGTATTACGAGATAAATTTAGTAATGACCGTAATCAAATCAATGGACCGATTAGCATTAGCAATTGCATGACAGATTTGGATAAAGTCGAGGGTGTACAATCAGTCGTTGAATTTGAAGTAAAAAATGTATTTGATACAAATGCAGGTTATAGTGGTAATGTTTATGATATCAAAGCCGCGACACGTAACAATATAATATATCCTTCTTTAGATCCATCTATATTTGAAGTGAAATATCCAGATACAGATATCAAAGGAAGAGTTGTTAAATTATAAAGGAAGATAGCAAATGTATCAATTATTTTATCCAAAACGCGATACGACATTATATGAGCGGTATGAAACTAAAAATACCGGAGTGGATCCAATATTAGAATTAACTAAAATTGCATCCGGTTCTCCTAATGATGGTAATATTGCTTTAAATACTTTCAATACTAGAATCTTAATGGATTTTGGTGCTGAGATAACAACTATATCATCATCTATTTCAAGTGGTGATATTGCTGCGAATGCTCAATTCTATTTAAATCTTCGAGCTACCGATTCAGAAGATCTTCCTATTGAATATACACTTGAAGCTTATGCTGTATCGCAGTCTTGGGTTAATGGTACTGGTAATGAAGCCGATGTTCCTATTACAACAAATGGCGCTTCCTGGCAATACCGAACTTCAGAAGCAGTTGGTACCGAATGGTTAACATCGGGATATGCTCCTGGATCTACGGGATCGAATGGAGTATCAACTGTAGGTGGTGGTACTTGGTATACGGGGTCAGGTGCATCTCAAACATTTAATTATCAGTCACCTGATATCAGAATGGATGTAACAAATATTGTAAGAGAATGGGTATCAGGTTCATTTGTTAATAATGGATTTGTTATCAAGCGAACGGATGAAGAAGAGCAGTCGGGGGATCCATTAGGTAGTTTGAAATTCTTTGGTAAAGATACTCATACAATATATGTTCCTAGACTGGAAGCCGCTTGGGATAATTCAAATTTATCAGGAACCGGTTCATTTACAGAAATAAGTTCTGATTCATATGTATTGAATTTTAAAAATATCCGTAAGGAATATTTTGCCGATGGTCGTGCTAAATTTAGAATAGCGGTAAGGCCAGAATTCCCTAATAAATCTTATGTTACTAGTTCGTTCTATTTAACGGATAACAGATTACCAACATCGTCATTCTATTCAGTAAAAGATACTGTTACCAATGAAACAATTATACCATTTGATACATCGGCCACGCGTGTTAGTTGTGATGCCAATGGTAATTACATTGATTTGAGATTGAATACATTCCAACCGGAACGGTATTATAAATTTGTACTTAAGATAGAAAGAGATGGTGGTGATGAAGTGCAAATACATGATGATGGATTTTATTTTAAGGTTACTAGATAATGGAAACTAATAGTACTGAATATATCGAAGGAGTTAATTCTAATCAAATAGTACTAAGTGTATTGCAAGAAGAGTTTCCTGGTTTAACACAATTACCATCTCAAGCAGAAGCTGAATATGTTGCAAGGACAGTGACACCTGTATATGAGGCCGGAGGTGCTATAAATCATTATCCGGAGCTAGTACCACTAGACAGAAGTGAGAATGGCGTTATTCAAATCGATGGTGATGATGATACAAAATCATTAAATATTCCATTACAAAAATTAATGTTTGTTGATGCTGATAACTATAATGAAATAATTGATACTGATTACCATTATTTTATTGATGTAGTCGATGATGAGGTAGATGATTTACCGGATATTATTGGTAAATTTATTATACGAACTAAAATACCTATACCAACCGTACAAGGAACGACGACAGATATCCATGTGTATTACCTATTACAAAATGCATTTGATAATCTGGAATACCTATCTGTATTTTACGGTAAGGAATTAAATGGTAAACCGGTATTATACCGGATTCCGGATTTCAAGACGCTAGAGGTAATGTTAACAAATAAAGAACAAACCTATAGTGCAATACAAATATTCGAGCCTGAAGTATTTAATAAAATAGTACGACGTACTTTAGGCATTACTTTAGATCCAGAAACATTAGATTCTCTTAATGCTGCAATTGCTACAGCGAGTGATGATAATTCATTAACTCCTGATCAGAGACTGAATATGTATGTTAAAGAATTGCCACGAGTTACCAGTCTAGCTTCGAGTTGGAATGTACAAATTCGATTTAAATCAGGGTATAAACCAGATACACCATATAAACGCGATCCGATGGATTATGTTGGCCAATCAGTTGGGACAGATTTACCTACTTCTTTTGATAAGGCTACTTCATTAGAAAAATTACGAGATAAATTTGAAAACCGTATAGTTTTATTTAAAAGTTTAAATGATAGCAATGGCAGATTAGATGTTGGGCAGTTTGTAAATACTGATAATGATGATCTCGAAGGTTGCCGTATATTATTTTATGGTAGA